CATATAAGCTCATAGAGACACTTTCTATACAAACACTATAAACTATACTACCCTAACATAGATAATCTCATAGAAGAGATATTTGACCCCTTCTGAGCAATTCTACAGCCTTAAGAGGGATATCGAAAATCTGGAGAGGGGAGAACGGCCTTAAGACCAGTATCAAAAATTTACGGAGGGGGACTCTCCCTTATAACTTACCCTATGTGTATATCTATATACTGGGTAGACTAGCACGCTAAATAAGCATGCTTAATGCCCTTTGTGAATTAGGTTTTTATTTTACCTAATAAAAAAAATAAAGGAGTACAAAATGTATTACGAAATTACCATCTATTACACCGACTCACAAAAAACAGACTCGTTCAAGATTGATGAACACCAACTATTATCCTTCATAGACTTCATCAATGAACGTGTTCAGAACCTAGAGTCCTTCTCAGTTCTCGTCATACATTTACCATATAAGTAATACACGGGGGAGTATACTCTACTCCCCTATCTATATTCTAAACCTATCAACAACTATAAGGAGAATACAATGGATTACATTCAGTTACTAACTTACCTCGATAATAGAGAAATTAACACAGCCTTAAATCGTCAACTAGTAGGAGCAATAGAGAAGTCTCCAGCTAAGAAGGCAGAAGAATTAGCCTCAGCCCTTACTGCAGCCAGCGTAGCTTACGACAAGGTTAAGGTGCATGCGCCTTCTCTAACATTCATAGACTTTTGTAAGGGTCTAGGAATTGATCTTCCTACGAGTTCTAAAACCAATACAAACACCAAATAAGGGGCTTTGTCCCCTTTTTTTAGTTTATACAATGATTAACTCATAAGGCTTTAGGGAAAACATATCATACGCCCAATAATCACGGAGGAGTCTAATCACTCCCCTATTTAAATACTAATCTATCAATAACTATATAAGGAAGACAGTTTTAACGCCCATGTTGACAAAGCAATACGAGTCCTCAACAATCAATATAACTCAATGCTGTGTGCATTATGGATGGCTGAGCCTAAGTACAGATCTCATGCTATGAGTATGCTAAAAAACTTCGTGACAGATCTCGAAGACGATGCTCAGATACTCGCAGAGAAAACATGGGCTGACTCACTCACAGAGATTCTCTCAAATACTTGTTAAACTCTCTGAGACTTCGATAGACGAACTATCTTTACTGAAGTAAGCTCAGAACTCAAGTAAAGAATTATCGTGCGTGTAAGCCCACTGCATGCTGAATAACATAAGGAGGTATTATGACAAGCTTTATGATATTCATATACGAACTTATTATAGCGATACTAGTGTTCGTATTTATCAATGCTATTAGCAATCAGACAACAGCATTGATTATAGCTGCAGTGGTCTTTGTGTTTATGTTAAATAGAAGCTTAGATGATCCGTATGAATAAGTCTTGACATAAACATCCTGTTAATAATTAATAAGACTAAAAAAAATCAAAGGAGGTATAAACCTTGAAGTATCAACTAAAAGACTATCTGGCTAACACTAAACCAGACTGGTCTAAGCTTAGCCCAGGTACCTACTGGATGGCAGTAGGATTTGAGAAAACTGGAAAGACTACGGCTTTCTCTACCTTCTCTCCTAAAGGAGAAGATGGTGTGCTATTCCTTGATCTTGAGCAAGGAGTACGTACAGATAAAGCTATCTCTGTCCAAATCAATTCACTTAACCCGCCTCACGATGACAACGGTAACATCATCCTTCCTCTTAACAGAGGATTAAAAGACAGTAATGGTGACCCTATACCTGCTCTGTCTATGGCTGAAGCTGTCGAACTCATCGAGCAAACATGGAAAGACTCAGGCAAAACTACGCTCGTCATAGATACAGTAGACAAACTAAATCTATGGTGCGTAGAAGCTGCAATGCATGAGATTATAGCTGAAGAGAAAACAAGGAAACAACCTAACCTTCAGATACTTCATGCTGTTAGTCCTGAAGATATTCCCTACGCTGGTGCATACATCAGAGGTAGAGAGAAAGTCATGAACGTTGTCAATACACTGCTTGACATTATCAAAGATAATGGCATACTAATACTAATCTCTCACCTCAAAAAGTCTGTGTCAATCACAGATGGAAGAGACGTAGTAGTTAAACGTGTACCTGCTATGCCAGAAGGACTTGCTTCACGCTTAGGCTACAATGCGGAGGCTATAGTAACTCTCGAAGTAGATCAGGCAGGCAAGCATATTGCTGACTTCAGAGGTTACTCTGAGGTAATTATGGGCACCCGTATTGAACCACTACACGGTCGCAAATTCATCTGGGATAAGTCAGGCAATAATACATTATACAATGTTATCATGAATGCCTGTCAAAAATTTCAGGAGAGAAAAGATGCAGGAAATTAAAGTAAATTCTTCGGTATTAAGATGTGATGATAGCGATATTAAGGATATGTCTGATCTTACTATTGGCTCACCAGTTGTAGTATTCGCAAAAGGATACTCTGACTGGTCTATCTGTCCAGGTATAGTTACAGGCTTTGCTGACAATGGATCAGATTTGTCTGCCATTGCCGTTACTATTTACAAGGATGATAAAATCCTTACAGTACCGATTACAGACGAAACGAAAGACAAATACCTATTAGCTAAAACAGCATCAATGGGTATGCTAATTTCAAAAGAATCAATGCTTGAAAAGCTATACTCAGCTAAGCATGAACAAGAACTTAAACTTGAAAAGATTATATCAGAGATAAAATTCTTTGAGAACTTCACAAAGCTAACATAAGGAGAAACATCAATGCCAAGAATCACATTTGACAACACAACTGAATACGCACCCAAGCCTGTTGGAGTATTGAAAGCCGAAATATTGTCGGTAGATTGCAAAGAACCTTCTGATCCTATGCTGCCTAACATTAGGTATATTAAGGACCCCAGCAATGACTATGTCATTATCTTCAAGGTAAGGCCTGAAGAACATGACAGAGAACATGATATTTATGTCCCCATAAAGATTGCATATGCTGAAGATGGTATGGTTGATATTAGAAACTCTAGAGGTCTAAAAACTATCAATGATACGATACTTAATGAGCTTGGCTTTAAGAAAGCTGGTTATAATCCGCAGGGAGCTTTCGAAGATGAAGAAGGTAACATCATCCAAGAAGATGAAATCTTTGCCTGGCTTAACTTGGAGATTATGAATAAGCAAGGATTCCGTGTAGTGGTCTATGTATATAAAGCAGAAGGTACTGGAGATTATGCTGGTAAGTATTTCTTCAGATGTTCTAGATTCATCTACTCAAATACTGAAGAAGGCAAAGCTGCTGCAGAAAAAGCATATCAAGATCAGCTTGCCTATCTCGAAAAACAATCAAAAGAGATAGAACAACATAAACAAACACAACAAACTAAACCTGTAAAACGGACAATCTAAAATGCTTTACGAAGTCGCCAAAGGGAAAGGATTTTCCAAGCCAAGAGGTATCCTTATTCATGAAGATGAATTATATGACTGGGTATTGGCTAATGGTGACGAGCAAATTGGTATGTCAATCTATGGATATAGAGATCAAGATAAGGAAATTCTTTCAGAAACACCTGTAAGGGACTGGATGATACAAGCTTATCTCCCGTGGTTCCCTATAGACATAGATAAGGGAGATACTTCTGATGAAGGAGTATTAAACATAGTTAAAAAGTTCTTGTATCACTTTGATGAACTTGGGCTAAGAGAAGAAAACTATAAGTTATATTTCTCTGGCAGAGGATATCATATTATGATACATGGAGATTGCTTTGGTTTCCCAGAAAGCCATCAAGACTTAGAGCTTGTTGTCAGGCTTACAAAAGAAAAGCTACTGGGAGAGCTTGATATGCTGAATGTTGTAGATCATAGTATCTATCACAGAAAAGCACTCATCAGATGCCCTCATTCTATTAATGAAAAGAGCAATCTCTATAAAATACCTATTACAAGATATGAAGCTCTTACCCTTAAGCCAGATGATATTAAGGAACTTGCAAAAAGCAAGAGACTTAACTTTAATTGGCCTGAGCATTATGGAGATGGAGAACTAGCCAGCTATGTCCCTACAGAATTGCCCAAGATAGCCTCGTATGAGAAAGTTATTGAGCCCTATAAGCGGGCTTCATGTATCTATAACAGACTAGTACGAGGCCCTATCGAGGGCTCAAGACATATCGATACCTTAATCCTTTCAGCTCATTTCGCTTCCGCAGGAGTCCCATCTATGATGACTAAAGAATTTCTTTTAATGTGGAATAATAAGATTGATGACTATACTACTCCACTTGAGAAAAAGATCATTATAGAACTTGTAGAACAAGCATATAGAAGAGGATATGATTATTCGTGCAACAACGCACAAAAGCGTGGAGTAAATGGAGAGCTTTGCTCAACCAGATGTATACATTACTCTAATCGTAATCATGCTACAGCAGAGAGTCCAGACCCTGATCTCATTATCAAACAAGCAAAGAAAATAAACTTTGTAAAGATGAGAAAGGAAGGTTTACAAATAGGTGCTCAGTTTGGTGTAAATGATTTCGCAGCTATACGAGGAGAAGTTATATCTCTTCTTGGTGTAACAAAGGCTGGGAAAACAACTCTAATGAAGAACCTTTTGTATGGCGTTAACATGCACAATAATACTCTTCTACCAATAGAACAGCTAAGAAAGACTTATTATTACTCGTCTGAACAACCTTCAGACTTGTTCTATTTCACTGCATTACAAATGCTTGAAGATGTTCCAGACTATCATATAACAAGATCACTTGAATACCAAGCATCTCTTTATGATAAATGGAAAGAAAGACTTTCCAAAGTAATTCCTATTGATGGCCTACCGACAATCAGTACAATTAAGAAACAATGTGAGTCTCAAGACAGGCCAGAGATTATAGTCATTGATACTATAGACCATGCTGTTGCTGAGGCTAAGAGTGAGCACCAAGGCATAAAAGATTTTATGGTAGGTATTCAACAGATAGCTCAACAAACTGGTGTTATCTTTTTCCTTGTATCACAGACAAGAAGAGAGGATAGTAGAGAAGGAAACATAACTCTCTTCTCAGGAAAAGGATCAGGCTCTATAGAAAATCAATCAAGGAAAGTTCTATCTATCAAGCCATCATCAAATAAGTCTATAAAGATAGTAGAATTCTTAGCTGATACTTACGCCCCTGTGCCAGAAGATAAGCTAGAGCTATTCAGGACACGAGGTGGCAGATTCAAAATCATTTACAAATAGGAGATTGTAATGGACAACACATACATAACACTTACAAGCGGAGCACAAGCTGCTCTTTTAAGAGCAGAAGAAAAGAATAAAGATATCTCAGTATATCTTGATAGAATACTTATAGCGACTCAAACTATTATTGATGCCGCTAAAGATATAGGAGCAGCAAGAAAATGTGAAGCTTCCTTTATAGCTGAAGCTCAGAACAAGTTTAGTGCAATAATGGCTGAAGCAAAGAGAACAAATTCTTCTGCTTCAAGTTCTAGTGACAACATGGGTGTACCACAAGAAATTATTGAACTAAGAAAATTGAAATATTACAATGCTGTTCTTATAGCTCTTCGCTTTCCTCTTAAGGATAACTGGAAGAAACATCGTATAATGGTTAATCACGACGATAAGAATGAAGACTTCCTTATATCAAAAAGAAAACTATTCTCTTTAAGAACTACTAAATACTTCAAGAATGAGATAGAAGAGATTGCAAAAGCAAACTATTATCTATCTGACAATGGTAAGTATTTTATGTATAGACCACAGCTCTTAAGAGAAGAGATGAAGACAATGGGGGTATCATGTTCGTTGGTATAGACCCAGGAAAGAAAGGAGCCATAGCTATAATGACAGAAGAGCCTACTATCTTTAAGATGCCGCAAGAAGAAAATAGAGAAGAGCTTGTTAGTATTCTTGCTAGCATAAAAGATATTGGAGCTAAAGTAATTATAGAAAAGCAAATTACCAAACAAATGATTGGTAAGAAGCCATGTCCAAAATGTAAGGCTCTTATACCATATAGGTATCCTCAAAAGGGAGTTCATACATCTTTGACAAACTATGGTATTCTTATAGGCATCTTGATTAGTCTTGAAATTCCATTTGAAGAAGTAGACGGAACAAAATGGAAAAAGTATTTTAAGCTTGAGAAGAAAGGCAAGCCTGCCTCTATTAAGCTAGCTAAACAACTCTTCCCTGATCTTATTAAAATAATCAAATCAGATGATAACATAGCAGAAGCTATACTCTTAGCAGAGTATGGTAGACGATGCTGTTAGGAGCAGACATGAACTTAATGAAGTATGAAGAAATATATCGTAAGCTTGACGATATGCTTGAGGAATCCGGTGGAGTTATCACAAAAGAAATAGAAGAATATATGGAAAAAGTAAATGCTATTACTATAGCAAAAGTATTTGACCTTGCTTCTATTCGTGATGAACTCGAAGGATATGCTAAGATATGCAAAGAAGAAGCTGATAGACTTACTAAGAAAGCTAAGCAGCTTACAAAAAGAGCAGCATGGTGGAAAGATAGAATCATCGATGTTATGACTGCTTCGGGTCAGAAGACATTGACAAACGGAGTATACAAAGTAACACTAACTCAGAATCCATTAAAGATTCAAATCGATGATGAAGAAGAAATTCCAGCATCTTATAAAACTGTAGAGCTTAAGCTTTCTTACGATGAGTATAAAAAGATTAAAGACATTATAGAACCTAAATCTGTTAACATGATCCCAGACAAGATAAAGATTAGGGAACTATATAAAAGCGACATGATAGAAGTTGCTGGAGTTAAATACGTAAAAGAGAACAATGTTAGAATTTCCTAACATTGACTTAGTAAAGACTTAGTAAAACAGAGCCCCCTATTCTGGGGGCTCTAAACTTATAGAGAAGATAATGAAACTACACAATCTACTATTAAAACTAAAACATCACATGTCGATACATGAAGATATGTATAGCTTCCCATTATCTCATTCTTTTATTCCACGAAATTATTCATGTAAACTAAACAACGCTTATGGTGTAGCAATAACTAAAGCAATAAAAGATAACATAGACATAGTGGAGTATGCTTACAATAAACACTGTATTGTTCTTAAGCTTACTATAGATAAAAATCTAACTATGTCATTACCGTCTCGTAACCTTACTACATGGTGGCTTATAGAACCATCATCGTCTGTGTTTAAAAAGTCTACGTATTTTAAATGGTCAAAGATAAAGACTCTCAACTCACTGCTTAGCAATAATACGTGGACAAGAAATACTATAGTTACCAAGCAACAAAAGTATATTCCCCAAGTATTGTTTACTGGTAAGATACTGTCATTGGGATATCCTAGAAGACTTTGTACCTCAAACAGATTTGGCGCTCTTTCAGCAATAGTTATAGGAACAGACAGCAACAAAGATTTAAAGAATGGTATATGCGAATATAGATTTTCTATTCTCAGAAATAAGAATGGTACTCTTAAAATAGATATGGGACAGAAACATAACAAGATTAATCTTGATGATTTTTTTGCTGCAATAATGTATACTAAGCAAGACAATCCTGTCCCTGTAGTTATAAGAATATACAGTGAGAGTAAAAATTCTCAAGATCAGTATATTACTGCTATCTATATAGACGATATACCAACAGAGATTGAAAGCTTATTAAGAGTTCAATATGTAGAAGACAAACTAATAAACAAGGAGGAATTATGCGCCCCGCAATTCTAAAGAACACAATCAAATTCGCTATCAAGAATAATCTTCCAGGATTAATTAAAGGAGCACCTGGAGTAGGCAAGAGCGATATTGTCGCTCAGGCATGCAGAGAAGCCAATGCTGAGCTTATCGTAAGTCACCCAGTGGTATCAGACCCTACTGACTATAAAGGGCTACCATTCCCAGATAAGGAAGGCAGAGAAGCACACTTCCTGCCATTCGGTGAATTGAATAAACTTATCAATGCTGATAAGCTTACAGTATTCTTTCTTGATGATCTTGGTCAAGCACCAATGAGCGTACAAGCAGCTTGTTTCCCTAAAAATACTCCTGTCAATACAAGAACAGGAGTCAAAGACATTCAAGACATTAAAGTTGGAGATTGGATTATTGATGGTGATGGACGACCTCAGAAAGTTACTGAAACATTCGAGAGAGAATCAGAAAATATGATTACAATAAGTGCCGTAGGGATACTCCCTATCAAATGCACTCGAGAACATCCAATACTCGTATCCAAAGGAAGGAAACGAATATACAAACAAAATGAAGAAGGAACTTATGATGTGGAAAGAATAGACTATCCTGAGCCTGAATGGAAACAAGCTTATGAGATTGAGCCCGGAGAGTGGATAGGACTTCCTGTTCCTAAGCCTTACAGAACTGACACCGAGCTTGTCATTGCATGTCATGGACAGACCACAAGAACGGTAAAGCTAACAAAAGAGTTTGCTGAGCTATGTGGAATGTTTGCAGGTGATGGCTGGTTTACACAGCATAAGAATGTTCAATCAATAGGCTTTGCAATGGATAGTAAGTATCCTGAAATAATCGACAGACTTGCTGTGCTAATAGAGACAGTAATGGGAACTACGCCCTCCTTCAAGATGTATAGAAGCCATGAAAGAATCCAGTTCCACGACAAAGACATGGGAGAGTTTCTCTCAAAGCATATCGGAACAAGGTCTTATAACAAAAGGATACCCGAATGGATACTCTATCATGAAAACCTTGATTTGCTTACTGCATTTCTCAAGGGTTATTTATATACTGATGGTTCTTTGCTTAGAAGCAGTGGAGTTACTCAAGGAGTACAGTGGGGCTCTGTTAGTAGAACTCTTATGCTTCAAGTTCAACAAGCTCTACTACGTTATGGAACTGTGGCGTCTATCAAGTTCCGTTGTAGAAAAGGCGACGTAATGATTAGCCCTCGAGATGGAAAAGAATATAACGTCAGAGACTCTTATCTCATTCAATGCTCAGACAAGAGAGTGCTTGATGCACTTGAGTCTCCTTACGATGATAAGAGAGATGTCTGTTGGTCTTATGAATACAATGGACTTGTATGGACAAGAGTTAAAGACGTAATAGAGACTAAAGAACCTTCTCAAAAAGTCTATAACATTGAAGTAGAAAATAGTCATACTTACACAGTCAACAATGTCTGCGTTCATAATTGTATGCAGCTTATACTGGCTCGTAGAATTAATGGATTCAAGATATCAGACAAGGTTATCTTTATGGCTGCTACAAATAGACGTGAAGATAAGGCTGGTGTAACGGGAATACTTGAACCTGTAAAGTCTCGCTTCGCATGGATAGTGGAACTTGTCCCCTCTCTTGATGACTGGATTGATTGGGCAGTGGAAAATGATATGCCTCATCAACTTATTAGTTTCATCAAGTGGAGACCACAACTTCTGCTAGACTTTAATCCTACTTCTGATATTATTAACAGCCCATGCCCAAGAACAATAGCACATGTTGGAAGAATACTTAATGGTAATCCTCCAGAAGATGTCAGAAGTGAGCTTATAGAAGGAGCAGTAGGAGCTGGATTTGCTGCTGAGTTTGAAGCCTTTGTAAACATATATACAAAGTTACCAAGCTTAGATGATATGATAAAGAATCCTACAAACATTGCTATTCCTGAACAGCCAGATATGCTTTACGCACTATGTGGCTTAGTAGCTTATGGCATTAATGAACATAACCTTTCTAATCTTCTAAAGCTTATTAAGCGTATACCTGAAGAGTATCAGACAATGATTATGTCTGTTGCTTTAGCAAAAGCAAAGAAAGATAAGAAAGACTTTATAAGACACAATTCAGACTTTGCACTATGGGCAAAGAATATGATGAATGTCTTGCTAACAAATAATGGGAGGTAACAATGAAAATCGTCGGACTCATGGTCGCTCTTAACATCTCAATGTGGATGGGAAGAAAGAAATCAAAAGAAGCAGAAGACATAGTGCTTACTCACTTCTCTGCTAAGAATGCAGGAAACTTCTACAAGAAATTAGTAGATGATCCTTCGTTAAAAGAAATACAGAGGATAGCTGGTGCTGCAAGGATAGCTCATTCTAATATGACTCAACCTTGGGATGATCAAGGATATAGATACCTTAGTCCAGTTAAAGCACTAGACTATATCACTGAAATGAATTCTTATTCTGATGAGTTTTATAACGCTGTTAGCGTATTCTTGAATAAGTATAACAGTTGTATTGATGAAGCAAAGACTCGCTTAGGAGCTTTGTTTAATGCTAAGGACTATCCGAGTATTGAACATATAAAGAATAAGTTTTCTTTTAGTTTTCATACTCAAAGTATTCCTACACAAATTAATAATGATTTGCTTAATGATGCTATTGCAGCATCACTACAAGAGAAGCTATCTAAAGAAATCGATAGTAGATTTAGCAAGGTTAAAAAGAGTATTTGGCATAATGCTTATGAGAAACTGTCTCTTATAAGAGACCGTCTTTCATCTGATAATATATTTAGGAACTCAACAATAGAAAATATAGTTGAGTATGCAAATGATATTATGCCTCTTACAGACATTGTTGATGATACATTAGCAGATTTCTTAGATGAACTTAAAAGCGTTTACTCTACTGTAGAGATTGATAGGTTGCGAACAGACAATGAGTATAGGAAAAAGTATGCTGCAACAACATCACGTCTTATGTATGAGGCTTCACAAAATGGCTGATGTAATTATAAAACCTATATCTCAATGTCCTGTAAGTTGCTTCTTAAAATCTCCAGACAGTAATGCTAATAATGTCGTTATAGAAACGTTTGCAGCTTTATTAAGTAATGTTGAGGGCTTCTTAGGAAGCCCTTTATATAAAGAGGTAATGGATAAATGCTCTATACTGAATAGAAAAATATATACAGGAGGTTCAAGTGGAAACAATGGATTCCAAGGCATGGGAACACTTAAAGAAAAGCAAGGTTCTAATGACGACAAGATTACCATTCTTTGCATCGATGGCTCTGAAGTTACCATTTCAAGAAGACTTCTCTGTCAAAACGATGGCAACTGATGGAACAAAGATTCTATATAATCCAACATGGATATATGCTCTGCCTATAAATCAAGTAGCTGGAGCAATCTGTCACGAGATTATGCATTGCATATTATCTCACAATACAAGAAGAAACAATAGGGATTCCTATTTATGGAACATAGCTTGCGACTATGCTGTTAACAATATTATCTCAAAGGCAGAGATTGAACTGCCTGCCTGCGCACTAGTAAATAGACAATATGATAATATGACAGCAGAAAAGATATACGATGACCTAATGAAAAAGTCTGAACAAACTATCTTATCAATGTCAAGGAGTCAATTTGGAGATATTAGAGACTTCAAAGGAACTGATGTTGCAATATCTGAACAAGAAAGATATTGGAAAATGTCTGCAGCTATGGCTTCTATTTCAGCAGAAGCTATAGGTAGAATGCCAGAATCATTAAAGCGTATTATAGAGGAACTTCTTAATCCTAAGTTACCGTGGAAAGAAATCCTTAATCGCTTTATTATCGAAAAAGCTAAAGATGATTTTAGCTGGAGTATACCAAACAAAAGATATATATGGTCAGGAACATACTTGCCTAGTCTTGAATCATTAAGACTAAAGCCCATAGGCATAGCCGTTGATACATCTAGCTCAATAGACAATAAGCTTTTCGCAGAATTTATATCAGAAATAAAGAGCATATTATCAATGAGCCAAGGCTCTCAAGCATACATAGTATATGTTGATAGTAAAGTTCAAGGAACAGATATTCTTACTGCAGAATCAGATACTCTAAACCCTATAGGGGGAGGAGGAACAGACTTCGTTCCTGCCTTTGAGTATTTTGATAAGCTAGATGAAGACCTATCATGCATCTTATACTTTACTGATGGCTATTGCTATAGCTTTCCCAAAGACTGCGATAGACCATGCCTGTGGATAGTATACGGATATAAAAACTTTAGCCCGCCATTTGGTGAGGTAATAAATATCAGTAGATAAAATACTAATATAACTTAAGGAGATCACTATGATGTCAACAATTACCTTAATAGCTATGATAGTTATAGGAATAGCAATCATCATTCTTTCTTACGTATGCGTTAAGCTTTCTAGGCATAACAAAAAATTAAATAGTTATGTCGTCTTTGCCGAGGCAAATGCAAATCGCTTAGAGTACTTGATACACACATTAAGACTACAACTTGAGTACAGTATCTTAAAATGTGGGAAATGTGGTAAACTGGTATCTAAAAAAGATAGGCGCATAAGACGTCACATACCGTATTGTCCTAAATGTTATGCTGGATTTTCCGCTATAGATAAAGGAGGAAAGGATGACAGTTAAAGAATTATTGGAGATGGAAATACACGAAGAGTATATGTTTAAGCACAGGACTGTGCTTCGTGTTCCTGGTGGCTGGATTTATGAAACAGAGATGTACAAGAATGATATGTATGCAGGCGGAGTGACGTCTTGTTTTGTTCCAGAGCCAGTTTGCAAACAACCAATCCTACAAACAATGGAATATGATGAGTGGTTAAAGACCTTTGAGCAAGACATGCCTGAGCCTGATTACGATAAAACAGTACAGGAAGAAAAAAACTTCCTCACAATGGGAAGATTCAACTAAAACTAAAAGGAGAATATCATGAGCATTAAGTCAGAATCAATTGCCACACAGCTTTTTCTTGCAATGGACGAAGCTATCGAAAAGAAAGATCGTAAAGCATTTATGAAAGCCATGAAAGACGAAAGGCTACATAACTGTGTTGTTGGAAATGAGCAATACGAGAAGTATCTGCTCTCAATTTACAAACGAGCTCTGAATCGCTTTATTGACTCAGAGGATTAAACACAAGAACAATATGGGGTAGAGCTAATCTCTGCCCCAATTAACTAAAAGGAGAATGACAAATGATTAAATTTGAAGAACATGAAGGACTGATATTCAAGATGCTGGAAGAGCCTGTTCCGTTAACTGATGATGCCGAGCTACCTGTATTAGTGAGGTTGATACAGGATGATACAATGCTTGGCAAAGCAAACAAAAGAATTTACCTCCCAGACAAGCTTGCCCAAAAAATAATCTGTAGTAGTAGTAAGCTAACAGACGACGGCTTGTTTTTGGATAGAATTTACGCATATCGTTACGAAATCATTGGCACACTTGTTGAAGAAGGCTCTGATGACTGGGCTTGGTATCAGATGATGAAAGGCGCAAAGATAAAGTACTCTGAAATGACTTCACAAAGATTTTATGCCATTAAAGAAGGCTGTGATTACTGTGCGTTTTATGAAAACGATGGGACTGAAGTACCAATTGACACAAGGAGAAATTATGATGAGTTTATAGAATACTCAAAATGGCTCGGCACATCAAGCTGGCAAATCTACAAAGAGCCAAAGCCTGAACCACAATACAAAGCGGGTGATTTTGTTGAAATCAGAAACTGGTACAGTGGCTATAAACATTTAGCCCAGATAGATTCTATTGACCATGAAATACATATAGGCTCACATCGCTTTGATACCAACGGAAATAGCACAATGGAAAGATTGCCACAGCTCAAGATTATTCACAAACTGAAGCCAAGCCAAGTCGTTGTCGAAATTGGATGCCTGAGTGGTACAGTTAGACCAGTGTCAACTAACGGAACGCATATATGGTTTCATCTTGTTGGTGTTGACGACAAAACCATAGCCACAATCCGCATTAGCTGTCTCGACACCCCAACCCGTGAACTTGTGGAAAGCTTGCTGGAAGCGCAAAAAAATAAAGAAAACGCTTGACAAGATATGACACTGTGTATTCTTGACGTCATTAAGGAGATTAAAAATGGAAGTCAAATTATTAACAGTTAAAGAAGTCGCAAGATATCTTGGCGTGTCTATTAGGCAGATTTATCGTCTTATTGACAAGGGCATGCCATCTCTTAGGGTTGGAAAGTATCACCGCTTCAATAAAGATGATATTGACAAATGGACAAAATGCCAAAAGTAAAAGAAAATAATTGTACTTGCCTGCAATGTGGTAGTCAGTTTTATAGAAGTGAATACTATATAAAGCATGGGAAAAATAAATATTGCTCCAAAGAATGTGCAGATAAAAGTAAAAGAAATGGAGCTGAATATGTGTGCCCTGTGTGTGGGGTGACATTTTATAGAAAGTCATCTGAAGCAAACAGGAATTATGGTATTCGGTATTGTTCATCCTCGTGCTATAATAGCAATCGAAACCATAAAACAGAAAAGATATGCAAAACATGCGGGAAGTCATTTTATTCCTATTCTGATAGCAGCAAATATTGTTCTTCTGCGTGTAGGGACATGGGGTTTACAACAAAGACTTCAAGAAATTGTCTTGTCTGTCATAAGCCATTTTATGTAAAACCTCATCAAATTATACGCGGACATGGAAGATTTTGTTCAATGAAATGCTGGCATGAATTCAACAGAGGAGATAATCATCCGCAGTGGAATGCAGAAATGACAGATGAAGAAAGAGCTATACGCAATGGACTCAAGAGAGATTTGCCTGAATATAAAAATTGGAGGCGCAATGTCTTTACAAGAGATAATTACACTTGCAGAGCATGTGGAGCAAGAGGCGTGAGATTGAATGCTCATCATATAATACCCTGGAGTGTTGACGTATCGCTTAGATATGAAATATCAAACGGTATTACGCTGTGCGAATCATGCCATAAGAAAGAACACAAAAGACTTAAAAAGTTAAAGGAGTTTCAACGTGATTTATTTATTAGCTAAAAAAGCAAAAGGAGGAAGAATGAAAGTAATTATCAGAACGTCAACAGAGCATAAGCATGTCAATGCTGCTATTGATATGCTGTTCCCCACTCTCCATAGCATTGAAGACTTGGGCGAACCGTTAATATCCTATCCGACCAAAACAATGTGGTATCGTGAATACGAAGGGCTTATTGATGATGATACATCTGTAAAGGTTTTGCTGTATATCCGCAAGATTAAAGATGGGATATCTATATCTGGGATAGAAAAAATATCAAAGATAGCACAGGAGGAATCATGAAGCAAAAAACAGAGAAGTGCCCCTTTTGTGGAGGGGTTATGACGCCCATATACAACGCAGTTTACGGCAATCGCAAATATCACACAATTCGCAGTTGGGAATGCAGCAGAGCAGGGTGTCAGTTTAATCCCGACTATTTTGGCAGCCAAGAGTTGGAGCACCGCAATTTGAAGAAAATAATGAAGATGCAAAACCGCATTACCGAGCTTCAGGCTGACAACCGCTCACTCGTAGAGCAGATGAATAAGATGGCGTTGAGGATGGATCATAACTCTGGGACAACCCAAAGGAGTAAATCATGAGCAAGAAATTGAAACACAAAATAGCAAATATAAGCCTTCTGATAGCGATACTTGCAGAAACTCCGCTGGTGATTGCGTATGTTTTTCGGGTGAACATTCCACACCTGAACATCGCTGCCGGCATAAGCATTGTGTTTTTCCTGGTCTTTCTATGGAGCGGTAGATGAGGAATGTTCCGATGATTTATCACGAGACTGAACACGGCACTATATACTGTGGCGATAGCTTAGACGTACTGAGTGGCATGGCTGAGAAAGCACATGAAAACCTTATGTATTGGGTGAAGGCTCATGAAGCAATGTTGTCGACATAAGGTTTCAAGATAGGTTAATAATGAACGAGAAGGCACCTAATGTCTTCGATATGGCACGATCTCTCTTCTATACATACTGAATGTTGACGAGGATGAGATCGTGCTTATATGAGCTTCTAATTAAGTTAAAAACTAATTATAATAAAAAAACAAAACAAAAAAGTAACTTATAAAATTGGTGTAGATATGTAAAGCCCCCCAATAAGGGGGGCTTATATTATACGTACTAGTCAAAAGGAATAGTCTTAACTACTCTTTGACTCCCATCTACTAACTGAGCAAGAACACTCTTGTCAGTAAGATATCTTCTGTATATACATATCTTTTTTCTTGATGAGTCAACAATAACATAGATTGGCTCAAGACATTCTCTGATAATGTCATGACCAACATTAGTAGCATCATCAACAGTAAACATATCCCAAGTAACTTCAAGAGCTAAGCCCTTAGCATGCTTAAGAATATAGTCTGCATTGTCTGTTCTGTAATGTTGTCGCATATATGAATCGCTTAAGAATCCCTTAACAATCCTTAATCCACTTTGTTGTCTAGCTATCTTAGGAACAATAAGCCATGCTGTGGAAATAAGATTGTCAATATACTCATTCTTCATAGCAAAGTTGTGAGGATTCAAGCTCTCAATAGTGACGTTCTCTGCAAACACAACGCCATATTCCATAATCGTCTCCTTAACCAAACAAGGCTTGGTTGCCAGTGTCCTGCTGAGGCTGTCCCGGAGGAGCACCCTGTCCCTCTATCATTTGCATGATTTCGGCCTTGTCTTGATCAGTTAATTGTGCAAACAGAGCAAGTATCTCTGAGGGAAGTTGAAGCAGAATCATGATAACTTCAGGAGGAAGTTGCTCAAGAATCTGTTGTAGTTGTTGTTCGTTCATATGTTTCTCCTATGGCCTATCGTAGGCCTCGTTATGATGTAAGAAGTAAGCATACTTGGCAAGAGTCATTATAATATCTCTAAGACCTTCATTGCTAACTTCATGGTATAGTATCTCAGGACTGAACCTTACCAATACTTCATCGACAATATCGTTTATTGGGGCATCTACGGCTGTTCTATTACGCACATACTCAAAGATGTTATTCATTAAAGGAATATATTTCTTTAACATTATTATCTACTCCCAGGTCTTGGTGACCACGGAATATAATAACGCTTTACATAGCTGTTATATACATCCCTGTACTGGGGAATATATCTAGAAGCAGAGTAAAACTCTTTATTCTTAATTCCGTTTAACCTTTTGTTTGTCACGCCATTATATATATAGTTCTTTCTACTCTGAGAACCTTCCAAGTCCCAGCTATCCATCCAGAAAGCCCAGCCTGTCCATCTGGAAACCTGTTTCCTGAACAAGTCTTGGAAATATATATGAGCTTGTTTCCTGTCACTTACATCCTTAAAGAACCCACCAAGCATTGCTCCCTCTAAAAGAGTAAGAACTAAATCCATAGTCCAAGGCTGCCTGAACATAGCTGTATCACTTCTTATGTCTTTAGAGATAGCTCTAAGGTTCTCCCCATAAGCTCCAGTTTCTATGATATCATCAGAAAAGATATTAAGCCAGTCAGCTTCGCCAGACACTATGTTGATTAATCCTTCTATATAGCTTTTGTCTTGATCTATAGCTGAAGCTACAAATCTTCCACCAGCCATACCAAGCATAAAGTTAATGGCACTTGCTTTGTATCTCTTATATGTTTCTTCATCTACATTGGCTACACCAGCTACAAAAGCAAGGTATAGTGCCAGATCATCTACGCCCTGTATAGGGTTAGCCGAATCTGCTACTGGCAAATGAAGACGAGCCATAAAGTCTGTTAGTTGTTCAACTGTTCCTTCTGGTTCATCTCTCTTAAGAAATTCTCTAACAAGAGAAAATAGACCTAGTGCGGCAACTCCACCAAGCGCAAATTTAGGGTTGTGTATGATGCCACCAGTGTGGAATTGATGAGGCTTGTTAGGGTTCTTTGAATAGTCCCACCGTTCATCAAATGTGCCACCGAATGCCTGTCTTGCTCTATTAAGAACAAGATCAACGTTAGTAACCATTACTTGCCTGAATGTATAGAAGTATTTTAAGAACATGCCTGCAGCAACTTTAGGGATGTTGTCTGCTGTCTCAAGCATAAGGTGAGCCCATATAGGTTTGTTAATAGGATCAAAGTGTCCCAGAGAAGCAGATAGATCAGTCCATGCATCTCTTGCTATAGTGGGGACAATGCTCTTGGCTACCTTGGCATAAGCATCTGTTCCTGGTTTTAGACCAGTAAGCTTCATCCTGGAACTAAGCTCAGCGTACACCATGTTTTTAACATAGGGTCTTAAGTAACTTTGTTCTGTTCCCTTAACAGTAAGATTATCTCTCCAGTAACTCCAAGCACCCATAAAGCCACCATCACCAAGCCAGTCGCCTACTTTGCGGAGAAAGGAGTGGGACATGTCAAGAGCATTCTTAGGCATATCATTAAATTGACTTACGATTCCAGGACTCATATAATCATTTGTTACACTATCAACTATGCTGAGCAATACCCTAGCCTCCTCATTGGGAGGCTCTTTCTGTAACTTTTTGTAGTCTGAAGGACTTCCAACGTTTATGCCAGCAACTGCTGTATATAGTCTGCCAGCTATAATATTGTTGAATGCGTTCCTTGGCCCCCCAAGTATGCCAGCAATTACTGAACCACCGATAGCATCCATACGCTTTAACAATAATGCCCCAGAACTTTGTTGAGAAGGATTGTAGTTCAGATACATGTCAAGCTTCTTTACAACAAGACGAGCAGCTCTTAGAGCATTGCCTCTGTACTCATCGTCAAGTAAGCCATCAACAAGGCCTTTCTTATATTCAAAATCAAGATGCTCTCTAGCTATTGCCATCTGCATTTTATTAAACAAGAAATTATTGGTAGTAAGATTGGAAGCTATAAGCTTCTCAAAGTCTAGAGATTCATCTAAATCACCAAATTGATTTTTGGGTCTGTACATTCCTGGGACAAAGAATCTCGAAGCACTCTGTTCTAATTCCTCTATGCTGCCAAATACATCTTTATCATAGGTTGGCATATAGTTCCTTCTTGTCATCTTAGTGATGTCTGTCTGATCAAGAATAGACTTAACTTCTTCAAGTGCTTTCGTATTACCTATATTCATTTTAGTAAGCGTATAGTATTGGGAAACCCTCTTGTGAAGTTCTTTATAAAAACCTATGATAGTTCCAGTGCCAGCACTGTCAACAATGTCCTTCATAGGCCTGCTGCTTAAATCAGAAGTACCATAGTTGATTATATCCCATGTCTTCTTAATCTCGCCTAAGCCAAGCAATACGTCTTCCAATATGTCTTCATGAATAGAATACTTGCTTACTAATGTGCTTGAAAGAGATCGTATGTCATCAGGATTATTAAAGTCTATACCATCTAAAGCAGGGAGCATCCTGTTTATCTGAGCTCTTTTTATTCTATTCTTTCTAAAAACATTAAGAGTCTCAGCTTTATCAAGCATACTTGTTATGCTGTCATTAAGTATAATTAATTGGTTTGAACTATACTCTTTAATCTTGGCAAGTCTTTCTAAAGCTTCCTTGCCTGGAACCCAATGCTGAAAAGCAACAATAGGATTCTCCCACAGATTGATAGTTTTGTTTATGGCTCGTACCAAAGGAATGGTATTGCCTGCTTCTTTAGTTGTCTTTACTCTGCTGAGAACATTATGTAAGGCATTAAGAGCTATACCAGAATCAAGTATCTTATCCATCTCACCAAAGACATGGGGATTAGGAGATTCTTCTACTACTTGAGCTATAGTTCTTTCTATCTGTCGTATGTATTCTCCACGAGTTTCTACAGTTGACTTCTTTATAAACTCTTCAAAGCTTGCATAACCGCTACCATCTTCTTCATTATACATAGTTATATAGCGTGTTACTTGGTCAAGATCGTTTACGCCATTTGTATATCCATCAGCATAGTCTTTGACTCTATAATCTCCTACTTCAGATAGGATGGAAGCAAAGTCATGAGCAAGCTTTTTAATTGTAGCATCATCACCGTTTAAAGACTCTATGTGCTTGTTCTTAAGAGCAGCCTTGCCAAAAGGCAGGCTTTTTAATTTGCATCCCATTAACAGTCACCTTCAATAAGATAATTACTTATATTCATTTTAGTTGTTCCATTAACAAGCTCAAGCGTACTGAATTTTCTCAGTATGTCAAGCTTTTTATTAATCACGTATCTGTCTTCTATTTCATCAGCAGATACTTTATCAACAAGACCCTCAAGCGCTACCCTATATCCACCAACACTTGCTATAGAAGTTATGTCTCCGTCTTTATACATCTTTCTTATATGGTGCACGACTTGAGATCCCATGCCTTCAGCAGCGGCTGTTGCTCTAATCTGAGAGTCTCTACTGAGAACATGTATCATTCCATTAAGAACCATTCTTAAGTCATTGAGATATCTTTCATTGCTTTCTTTTAACAACTGCTTGTTTGTGATAAGCTTATCAATGGATCTATTAAGATCAAACATAGACATCTCTGATCCATCGGGATTCGTAAGAACAGACACCATGAGACGACTACCATTGCCCTTGTTTTTCTGTATGCCATTACCAAGAATATATTCTGGAGAATTTTCTTTAGGAGCGTACCATGTCTCAGGGCCTCTCTTGCTAACACCAATATCTTTTAATATTCTTTGAACAGTGCCAATGCTTACTGGTTTGCCTTCAGACTTTAATGTACTGTAAACAAGATCAGGAAGACTATTTCTGCCAACATACTTAGGAGAATCAATGTATAGGGGTTCTTTCTCAAGAGCCCTCGTTACTCTATCTAATTCTCTTTGATCTGTAGTGTACAGCCTGCTGGTGAACACATCAAAGGACTTAACTATCTTAGATAGATCATTATAGAAATTCATTTTCTTGCTATTCGATAGAGGATTCCTAATGGACATAAGCCCACCATCTATCTCCTTAAACAAGGCTGTGTTTTTATTAATCTTAGAAAAACCAAACTCCTCTCTCCAACCAATACCACCATCCTCTTCTATGCTTATTATCTTATATACAGATTCTGGTAAATCATTAGAGTTTGAGCTAAACATTTTTTTCCAAGTATCTTGTTTGCTGAGAGGAATATTGTTATCTGGCTCACTCATTCTTACAAGATTGTTTATTGCAATAAGGTTATTCTTAATTATCTCAGAGAACCCGCTTACAACCTTTCTGGCGGACTCTTGCTTGAAAGAGGTATTACTCTTAAGCCCCTCATCGATATTGCTTCTATCGATGTCTGAGAGCTTATAATCGATTATTCCTCTATTGTTAGCCAGAGTGATTGACATGTCGATGTCAAGCAGAGAAGCAGCGTATGCTTCTGAGGTGAATTTAAGGATATCTTCTACAAACTTGTTGGGATCATCCTTATACTTACTCATTATAATCCGTTGCCCATGAAGCTTTGTGTCAACAAGAGCAGCATTGACTGACTCAAGTATAGTCTGAGGAACAGTAGCATATAAGGGTTTATCAAGCTCAACAATATTTGCTTCTTGTTTGTTTCTAAGTTGTGTAGCTAGACTTGAAGCTATGTTCAATATCCTGTTCTTATTAAGAGATTCCCATTCCTTTAGAAGAGGGACACCAGCAACCTTAAGTACACCAATCTTATCTTGCATACTTTCAAGAACAAGGACATTGTATTTCTTGTTAGTTGGTTTAGAATTGTCAGGTGTTAGCTCTGTCACAACAACACTTCTTCTCGCTCCATCAGTTCCAGTATTACCAGCATCAATGGCAGTTATATACCTAACAGAACCTATAGCTCCAATTTCTACCATAGAATCTTTTGTAATATCTGGACTTGGTGAAGGGTCTATGAATACAATACGAGTATCTTCACCTATATTCTTTAATGGAGAAACAGTAAAAGCATCTTCAAACTTTGTCCCTTGAACATTTTGAGTGGTATAAGACGTAGCCAGATCCTTGGCTATGCCTGTAATAGCTTTGCTAAAATCGTTGTTAAGTCTTATGCTTTCTGACCCAGTGTATATAGAATGAAGAATAGACTTAAGCGGAGTAAGTGTCTGTATCGCTCCAGATAGAGCTTGAGTACCCTTGCTTAAATCATCGTTAGAGTCTATACCACTCTCTGGAATAATTCTGTCACTGGGATTAAGAGACGATACAAAGTGATCATATAGTTTGTTTTTCTGAATAGAACTTTCAGTAAGACTCATCAAGTGATCACCAAGATTTTTTGATACTCTATCTATATAAGATAAATTAGTAGAGCCATATGCTGATACAGATACTGCTCTTGCCAGTGACGATGGCTTAATTGGTGCAAGACCAAGAGCAAGGTCACCATCAAAGTCTCCACCAAATAGTTTCCAGCCAGCTTCATTAAGCCTTAATCCATTCTCTCTTGTATTGAGAACAGCAGTAATAGGCATGAAGGGCTGTATCTCCCTTGGAGTAGGACTGCGTGTAACACCAATAAAATATGCTTCTCTGCCATCTATGGTTGTCTTGAACACATGTTGTCCAGAAGGGTGCCTTGCAGGATCAGACAAGAACTCAAGAAGAACTTCTGAAGCGTTTACCATCTCAGCAGGACTTAGGTCTACCAACTTATTGTGCTGATCATATATCCTATCTATTACATCTATTACTTCTGTTGGCATCTTCTGCCTTTTCATAGAATCAGAAGCGAGGTCAGCAAGTAACTTAATCCCTATCTCAAGTCTGGGAGAAGGAAGTAGTCCACTACCAGCCATGACGTTTTCAAAGGTAGGACTAAAGCGAGACAAGGTCTCGTTATCGAGAATAGTAAACTTGCCAGTATTATCGTCAATATCGTTTATTGCACTTGCAGTATAAACATATCCAGTCCCCCAACTTGTTTTTTCAAGTTCACGATAAGATTGATAGTATGCATCCTTAACGGACACAGCTTCTGCAGCACTAGACTTCATAGATGTACTACCAGTCTTTTGTCGTGGAATACTAGCATGTCTTATTAACAAAGATGAATCTGTTTGACTTGTATTACCAACTTGCTTGGTATTAGCATAGGTGCCAGCATGAAGAGAATGATTTGAGATAAACTTAGCTATCTCCTCTGGGTCTCTAAGATGAATGCCTTCTTCTCCAGCATTAATAGCATCACTTGCCCAAGCTACGCCTGCAGCAGATAGCCTTTTAAGATTATCATAACCTATTCTTACAGTAAGAGTATTTGTTTGTGGGTCTATTAGACTACTATTAGAAGAATAGACAGTTTTCCCTATGCTCCCATATACGTCTAGAACAGGCTTAAAGCTACCGTCTGCCTCTATGCCATAGTAATTTCCAAAGGCTCGTATAAGTTCTGGAGGCATTTGGTTATCACCATCAGGAAGACGAGAGATTACTATTCTTAATGATAGTGGTCTTTTTATCCCGTTTACTTGTCTTATCCGTTCTTTATCTCTTGCTTCTGTCCCATAGTCGCCTCTCAAGGTTTTTTCCAATATAGTGTTATTAAGCTCACTTATTAATGATGCTGCCTCTTCTCTGTTAATGCTCTTGCCTATGAAAACAGCAGCAACTCTCTTAGACATTTCGGCAGCAGAGAAGTCAAGAACAGTGCCTCTTGTCATTGTTACAGTTATAATATTAGCAAGAGCCTTATCTGGGTCTCTACTCTTAAGAGCTTGGATAGCATCATCATTAATTTCCTTAAATGCTGCTTTCCTAAGATAAGAATACATGTCAGCTTCATCAGACTTGCGAACAGCCTCAGCTATAATTTCTTTGCTAGGAGCATTGTCTCCAAAATGATTTCTATATACAGACTCAAGAAATTTTATACGCTCAGGATTACTCATGTTACCAAGAGCATATTCTTTTACCGCAGTTAATCTGGAAACATCATCCATATCTCTACGATAGGCTGTCTCAATATCTTCAAATATCTGCATGACTTCTGCTTTGAAGTCTTCCATATTTGACATTTGTGTAGCAAGTTCTTGAGAATCTAATCTTGATATAGTATCAATGATTCCACTTTCTTCTTCATCAAACGTAATGAAATCTTTAGGAAGATTGTCTATAAGTCCCTTAATCCTGACAGACAAATCACCAAGAGTATCTTCTGAAGATAATTCACTAGAAAGACCTACAAGTTTTTTTATAGATGCTATACTCTCTCCAACTGCTTGAGTTAACCCTGGGGCTCCCTTAGTAAGGTAATCGTTTATAGCTTCTCTTATATCTATCCTTGTACCATCAGACAAGGTTATAATGGATTCTGCTCTTGCCGCATCGCTGAGATCGTCAAGAAGCTTAATACCTCTTGGGGTAACAGAAGCTTTATTCCATGCGCTTGTTAAAACATCTATGATTTCAGAGTATGCGTCAGATGGATTAGAAGACAATGTCTTATTAATGTCAGCCGATATTTCCATCATGCCCTTCCATGCATGATATGCAAAAGTCCCGACACTACCATCAAGATCATCATAGCTGTTAGCCATGTCTCTGTATGTATCAACAAGAGAATCTACAACCTCTGATATATTGTGCTCTTTAAATGCGGGAGATAATTGAACATATACACGCATAGCTCCAGCACCTGAATTAACTGCAACAAATCCCTTTTCTGTGAGAATAGCGTCTTGTGCTTGAGTAGTGCTACTGCCATCTATTATAGCGAAGTTCTTGTTATGTGCAAGGACTGGCATAGTGGAATTACCAAGTTTCAAAACATAGTCTCCACCCTTAAGAGAATATTCAAAGCTGACATTACTTGGCCCAGCAGCAATCTTAGCTACCTTCCATGCAAAGGCGGCTTGCTCATCAGGACTAAGCTTTGTCATAGTTGTAATAAACTTGGTTCCGTTAAGGAAGTTCATAATCTCAGAGGTAAGCCCAGCACCAATTTTACTGGGGTCACCATTGCCAGAAAGATAACCTATTGTTATTCCCCTGATAGCCTGTATAGCGTTTGGTACATCTTTGTTGAGTCTATCTTTAAGTTCTTGTATAGAGATAGTCTTACCATCTATGAAATTAAAAGTTGTTCTGTCATACAGCGCATCGTATGTCGCCATATTACTTCTTGATGAGTATTGAGCAGCAGAACTTTTACCAAATACTTCTAATATACCAGTAAGCTCACTGAGTATTTGATCATTATTAAGAGGAGAATCTTTTGTGTTAACAATTATCTGAGGGTTCTCATTATCTCCTACAACAAGTTTTTGAACTCTAACACTAAGCCCAGATTTGCTTAGCTCATAATTAGCAATGTTGACAGCTTGTTCTGGAGTTCTTGATGGATTATCAAGATAGGCAAGGCTAACCTGCCTTGCCGCTGCTGCAGCTAACAAGGTTCTATTCATCTCTATTTTATCAGCTATGGTTAAATCATCTCTTACGATTTCCTCAAACATATTCTGATAACTTGGGTAGAACAACTTGTTAATGGATCCACGCTCATCATCTATTATCTCTACACCTGAATCTGTTGGTCGTGGAGAAGAAATTAAAACACCAAGCATATTAAGAGTATTGGCATTTTCTCCCATAACTTCTCTTATGCTTGAGCGACTGCTTATGCCATCAAGTGTTTTCATTGTACTTATTAAGTCTTTACTGGAGGCAATAGCGATTTCTGTTGAATTAAGATATGTCATATGATTATCGACAATCTTAGAATAAAATTTAGAGGATTCGTCAGTGCGGGAATTAAGAGCACCATACACTGTTTTCATTATCGATCTTGCATCTGCCCTTGAGCTGTCATCCATGCTGCTGTAGAACGCATCATAAACACTGATAAGAGGAATAAGTCTTTTCTGTACAAAGTTTACTATTTGATTTTCAGAAAACCCTTTTACTCTTGCAATTGCTATACGATCATCAGGATATCCAAGATAGCTTCTCATGGACTCTGTGTATATGCGAGAGAAAGCTTGAGCTGCTCCTATAAAGTCAATAGCATGGGATATTCCACTAATGGGTTCTTGACCCATTAATTCATCTAATGACCTTATAGGTATTCTATCTTTATCGCCTCTGGCAGTAGTAACGGTTCTTGTAAAGAAATCTAAAATTATATCAAGACCTTTAGCTGCCTTTTTGCCATCAGGGTCATAGCCGAGAACATCTCTAAAAGCACGAAGCTCTCTAAGAGAACTCTCAAGTCTTCTCTTTTCATTTTCATTTTTAGTAGAAGCATATAGCCTTTCTGCTCTTTCTATTTCTGAAGTTATAAGATTCTTTTGAGTAAGTCCTCTTTGTTGTGCTTGCTCTGCGGCAAGCACTAAGTAATCTTCAAGAACCTTCTTGTTATCTTCATTTAATACAAAGTTGGTTTTTCTTGCAAGTGTTTCATCACTAAGCACTGCTCTGCTTACATTAGATAAATCAATAGTGGCAGAATCTACTTTCATGCCGCCTGCGCTGTAGTCTTTCATGAATGTAGAAAGACTATCAATGGTATCATTATCAGTACTTGATTTTATTTTATTAGCTATTTCCTGGTCAAGACTAGAAATAAAACTTGTCCCAATACTGCCAGACCCCTTGAATACTTCGTCTTCATCTATAAGTATTCTTTTAGAGATAAAGGCTATGCCTTCTCTTAGTCTATTTGACATATCCTTTGGAGAGTTAGACTCCCCGTTTATAACATAGTCGATAATCTTTTTGCTTAATAAATCAAATGTACTCTTATCTTCAACAGAGATAACAGAAGAATTCTCTGCAAGTCTTAAGAACTCTCCCACTCTATCTAGACCTGGGTCTTTGGTATAGAGCTTTATAACGCTATCAGCAGCCGAGATGATGCCTCTATCACCACGAGTTTCTTGGCTTCTAAATGGAGAAGTTAATGTTCTGATATGAGAATAGGCTCTGTTAGTCTGTATTTCTTGGAGCTTCCATAGGGCAAGGTATGTTTTATATGGATCAGGGGAAGTTTCAAGCATTTCCCATAGTGCTGCATTGCCTCTGTCAGGATATACTTCTCTGGCAAAACTAGAGATGTTTGTAAGATTATCTTGGAATATTCCAGCACTAAGAGTGTTTAGCATTCTCATGCCTGGGGCTTTCTTTGCCCCTGGGAACATAGTAGCTTCTATGTTGTCAGACCATAGCCTTGAACCTACAACAAATTCATTTCCGGGTCCTTTAGCCTTACCCCATCCAGCTACTCTAGATATCTGTCGACCAGCTACACGAGAAGCAAAACGAGTTCCAAGCTGCGTAAGAAAACCACTTCCAGTAATTCTTGTATCACCAGCCAAAGATGTCATAGATTCTTGTGATGGAAGCAAGGGATCATAGCCCTTACCCATTAGCCCATATGCGTGCTCTATTGCTGTGTGAGCAATTATGTCTGTGCCCATATCAATAGATATATCTCCAACAGTTGACACAACATTGTGTAAGGCTAATCCAGCATAAAAACCACTAAGGTTACCAGCATGCTTGTTCTTCGCTATTGTGCGCATAAGCCTTCCAGAACCCATAGTTGTAAGTCTGTCTGACAAGCCCATGCTTAAATACATAGTAGCTGCGTCAAACCCCATGTTTCTCATAAGCTTGGCATCGCCAAGTGTACGAGCTTTAGCTAAGCCATAGCCTGTTTCATTATTAGTTTGCGCCCATGTTTTTGCCGCTATATTAGCTGACTGGACAAAAGCCTTGCTTGTTAAAACCTTCTTTGCTATTGAACCAGTCTTTGCCAATGCTCTTGCAGCCTTGTATGATTTGATACCAGTATTCACACCTTTGGCTGTACCACCTACAGCGCCAACTGCAGCTCCAGGCAGTGCTCCGACTCCACCAGCTGCTGCACCAGATATTGCACCAATAATGGCACCAAGAATGAAGCCTTCAACAATAGCCCCAGCTATACCAAAAAGCATTCCGTATGTCCCTGATGCACCATAGTCGCCCCCTGACATAGACTCATTAATAAGACTCAGTCTCATCTTAGAAGTAAAACTATCCGAACTACCAACAAACAGTTTTTTTGTTATTGCTGTTGCGGTAACCACATCCATGCCAGCCAAAGCTATTACCCCAGCCTTGCTGTCATATGACTCAGACAATTCTTCAGTTACTCTTGTTTCTATTTCAGTAGCATTAATGACAACATTGTTATCTTCTATTGATATGTTTCTTGAGTTAAGATATGGGTCAGCATTGCGCACTCCAAAGATGGCTCTATAGTTCATGCCTATGTCTTCAGAAATAGCTCCCATAATACCCTTATTTCTAATTGTATTCTTTGAGAGATGGCCACCATATCCTTCTTCAGATAGGGCTGCAGTAGCAAGTCCTGATATCATCCGGTCTTCTACTGTTTCGGTGCTGTCAAGATTTATGCCAAGATCATTGGCAACTCTGTCCATCTCATCTTCACCAAACATAATGCCTGAGCCAATTGCCTACCCAGCCTTAAGTATCTTTTCTCTTCCCTCATCTGTATCATTTAATGATGTAGAAGCAAGAGAGTCTATGATACCTAATACTTGGTTAGCTGACGATATTGATGTACCAATAGCTGCACTTACCTTAAGCATACGCCTCTGCAGAACAGCATTATTTTCTATGACTTTCTGATATTCGGCACCAGTCTTAGCCTCAAGAAAACGCTTAGCAGTTTTGGAATCTAAACCTGTTGCAAGTATTCTCTTGTCTTTTTCACTAAGAAATTCAGAGAAGTAGTT